CTCTGGCTGCTGAGCCAATGGCTCTACAACTTCAGTCTTAGTCTCAGCGCCAGATTGCTCTGGCTGCTGAGCCAATGGCTCTACAACTTCAGTCTTAGTCTCAGCGCCAGATTGCTCTGGCTGCTGAACTACTTTCTTAGGTCTTGCCATTTAAATTCCCCTTACGCTACGCGAGCATAACCCCAGCCAGATTTACCAGTGTAGTCTGCACGAATCTCAAGACCAACTGCGTTCGCTGTCACGAAATCGTAGTTAGAGTTGAACATGGTGCGCGGCACTTGGTAAGTACCTGTTGCCATGCCTACCAGTGGGCGAATGTATTCAGTTGATAAAACACCGAATACCACTTCGTTACCAGTCAAGCTTGCATCTTCCTTAATTGCGGCGATACCTTCTAAGCCACGTAACCAATCAATGATCTTGATGTTTGAGCCGTTACCAGTGTCCCACGGACGCTCAAAGTTAGATAAAGCGGTGCGGCTAAAGTAAAATGTGACCTGACCATTTACAGCGTTAGTGATACGCAAGCGGTCACGCAATGACTTGACAGCATTTGCAATCGCTTCACCTGTTGCAGATGCAGAGGTAAAGTCGATATTTAAACCGCCAGCACCTAAATCAACTAAGGCTGTATTCGGGTTGTTTTTGACGCCATAGCCAGTTTTACCTTTAAACGATAACGAGGCGTCACCGTTGTAGATATAGTTGGCCATCTTGTTTTGCAGGTTTCGAGTAGCGTTCGCTGCATCGTCGATCAGTCCGTCAAAATCTTCACTGCGCTGACCTTCAAGTTCACGCCATTCGCGACCATAAGCAACAGCATGGACAGGAACGATGTTGCCATCGTACTTGTATGCGGTCTTATCAGTCAGAATAGGCACTTGACCAGAAATAGACGTAACCACATTACCAGCGTCAGAGCTTTGGCGGTATTCTGCCAAAATCTTACCGATTGACAGCGACTTAGCCAGTGGCAACAAGTCAGTTAACAGCGTTAAGTTTGGCTGGCGCATGATAGCTACAGCCTGCGCGTCCATGTCGCGGTAAACATCAGCCGGGATGCGGCCCATGTTAGCGGCTAATTTGGAGTTGTAGCGGGCAACCTGAGCGCGTAAATCGTCATCAGTATCACCAGCGATAGAGCGCATCATGTTCAGAGTATTGTACTGCTCTGTCATGTTGGCGCGGTTTGCAGAGTTCGCCTGCATTTGCGATTGAGAGAAAATCCAGCTCATATATTACCCCTTAAACTAAGCCGCTATAGCCGGCGACAGCAACGCGACAGCGAACTAAAGTACCAGCCGTTGTTACGTTGACGATTTCGTCAGCATAGAACAGCACTTCTTCTGCGCCAGTAGTTAACGCGATTCGGCCATAGCCAGCACCGTTAGAGGTGATCGGCGTACCAACTGCGGTAATGTTTTGTGTTGCAGCAATGGCAATATTGAACAACTGGTTTGGATCTGGCTGATACGCAAAAACAGTATCACCGTTAGCGTATAAATCAGTGACAGATTGCTGAGCCATTGAGTTTTCTTTCGCAATGAAGAAATCACCGCCCTGACCAGCAGTTGCGTGTTTAACGAAAGAGCCAGAAGATCGAACAACTAACATGCCAGGCAAAACATCTGCCTGAGTTGTTTTTGCTTCTTGCTGGCGTGGACGATATGAGTTACCAACATCACCAGCGAAAATAGTATTTTTAGCCATGATTCAGCTCCTTACGCTGGCATTTCTAATTTGTAACCGCCTGCATCAGATGCAGAGTTAAAAGCACCACTCAGACCAGCAGTTGTTTGGCAGTGCTTAGCGTGAAGCTTTTGCAGTGAGTTCACTGACATAGCTTTCAGGTCGTCAGCATCTAAACCAACATCAGCAGCAACTAAGGCGTTAACCATAGTTTCTTTTTCTTTGTCGGCGTTAGCGGCGATAGTTGCTTGCAAGGTGTTAACTTGCTGTGCCAAAGGTTCGATAGCAGCTTTTACGGCTTGCGCAATTGCATCACCGCTATTAGCTGTAATCATTTTGTTGTATTCAGCCAAAAGCTGATCATCGTTCAGGCCATTCGTTTGAATGCCCTTAGCGTTCAGCGCGGCAATGATTTTATCCATGCGCGTACCCTCTTTGTTTTGCGAAATTGGATTGACAACTTTGTCTTTTGTATTGTATGCCGTTTTACCCTTGGCTGCAAATATAGCCTTGATTGCGTCCCTGGCTGCGTTCATGGCCTTTTTATACATAGGTTCGACCTTGATTGCTTCCGGCTCACTGGTAAGCGTTACAGTGTCGCCATCGGTCGAATAAGTGGCAGACATTAAACCAGCATCGCAATCAAAAATAACCGTGTCCTGATTCCAGTCCTGAACCCATACCCAGTAATCAGAGTTCATCTGCATTTCTGCTGATTCTTTTTCGGCTTCTTCTTTGGCTTCGTAATAGGCTTTGATGGCTTCTTTCAGCTTGGCTTTCATCAATCCGGCTGCTTGTTCAGCTTCGCGGATCTCTTGCATTGGGCTGCCTGACATATCCAAGCCAGTTGAGTTGTCGATGAAAACCAATCGCTCAACCTCTTGATCATCAATCTGAGCATTAACGCCAATGCCAACACCGTCAGCGGGAGTAGCAGCGCCGGGGTTATCCAGAAGAATAGCGTCATGGTCGAAAATCATGTTACGCGCTATCCACGAATATTCAGAACCAGCGGCATTCGTCTTAGGCTCCACGGTTTCGCGCTCAAGCAAAACGCCTGTACTTGTGTGGATTGGCTCGCCATTGCCTTTCATGATTGCATTTAGGCGGTCAATTAGGCGCTTACCTTTGTCCGATGAATTTGCAATGGTTTCAGGTATCCACTTTTCAGCATAGACCCTACCATTTTCACGCTTAACATTCGTATTGAATGCGCCAATCAGATAGCCGTTGATCATGGCCTGTGGTGAAGTTGCGCTGATAAATGAGCCGTTGTCGTCTTGCGGGTGCTCGATAGGCGCATGAGTGCCGTTAAGCGTCTTATAGCTTTTCTCTATCTCATCGGCAGGGTATAAGCCGCCATTCATTACCACATCATCAGGCAGAGTATAAGACGGCACAACAATATAGCTTTTGCCGTTTTTCACTTCTTTGCGGATAGCTGCGGAATTAACTTGACTTACTACGTTAACGAACAGTGAGCCTTTATTTACTGTAAAGCGTGGCATAAAAAGCCCCTTGGTGATTACCTTGGGGCTAGTATAGGATTTAAGCAGGTTTGTTGCAATTATTCTGATGGTGGAGGCGGTAGAGGCATCCAGTGAGATACGTGACAATATCCATCTGTCGGATTGCATGGAAGCTCCCCATCTGGAACGGTTTGCGCCCAGCATTGACCGTCATCATTTTTTGCAATCCTCACTGCGATTACAGGGTCACCTGTGTTTCCTGCAAGTGGTCTGTAGAATAAGCATTCATCACCGGATTCCGGCATTTTCTCACTGCACTTAATCCACTCCATCACTCACCACCTTTAGTTTGATTAACCACAAATTCGCGCTTAGGTTCGCCCTCTGCCATTTTTCTGAGCCGGATAATAAAATCCTGAGCCTCCATATCTCCATGAACAAAAACGAGCCTGTCAGCTATCCAGTTTAAAAATTCACTATCTTTCATAACCACCTCCAATCTGAAAACACCTAGACTATAAACCAAACTTAAAAAATACACAAAAGTAATAGACAAATATTTTTTATGTGGTAGAGTTTTTGTGTGGATTGATTAATTGGATAGCGAGAATGAGTATTTATAACGCAATTGGCTGGTTTATTATTTCGATTCCATTCTTGCTTATTTTTGCGTGTATAGCAAAAAAGGATGGATTTAAGTTCGCTTCAACTGTGTTTTTTGGTGTTGCAGCATTAGTGGTGATTATCAATATAGGGGTTTACTTAATAAAGATTTAATCAGGATTAATCCCATCCTCATACTCTCTTTCGATGCCAAGGTATTTCTGGCCCTTGGCTCTTGTTTTCTTGATTAAGTCTTTTTGTAGCGGCTCGCCGTTGATGAAAACAATCGTCACGGTAGTGCAATAACATGAAATCCGATTAGCACCAATAGACCACCACAAGTCCTGCGCTTCTGGCGTAAACAATAAGCCTTGTCTCTCTGCATGATGCGGTCTAGTAGTTTCAAGCAACGCGCTAACGTGCATTTGCTTTAGCTCTATACCAAGCCTGTCTCTAGCGTCTTTATCTGTGTCTGACCGGGCCACATTATGCGCCGTGTTGATTTCGGTTCTGGCAATGCGTAAAGCTCGCCAGCCCTGAATATCTTCAAACTCTTTTTGCATCAAAGCCGATATGGTTGCAGGTGATTGACCGCCAGCCATGCCCTGAGCAAGTATCTGCGACAGTCTTACACCGTTTTCATCAGCAAAGCCTGCCATGCTGTTGAATGTTCTTGCTGCGACTAGCTCAATGCGTCTGCGGTATGGCTCGGACAAAAGCACGTTTTCATAGTCGAGCTGACTCATTAAAAACTGGCCGTCAAAGGTATCAGCAAATGCTGTTGATTCGAGTGCTGAAGTCATGCGCGTAAGGCTTGCTGCTGTGCCGGACGAATAAGCCTTATCTAAGTATGGATTGAAAAACCATCTGGCGGGCTTCTGCGTTATATCCTGGACCTCAAGCCATTTAGCTATGATGTCTTTTATATCCTGCTCGACTTGCAGAAATCTGGTTGCTGATAGCTCGTACTGATAGTAAAGCTCATTATTCTGTAACTGGTTTACGTTGATCGATTTGACCGGGATAGCATCAAACAGCGCCAATACTTCATCCTCTGCGCTGAGCATTCTTTGCTTGATAGCTGCAGCGCCAGCCCTGATATTGCCTTGTTGTCTTGTGGGGTATTTATCTGCTGATGATATGTTGGCAACGATTTTGGTTATTTGCATTTTCAGATCTGATTAGTAGTTTTGAATATGGTAGCACACAAAGAAAAGCCAGCGTTATGCTGGCTATTTAAGTTCTGCGTATTGCGACATTGTTAGTTCGCTGAATCCATCAGCAATGATTGAGCTATCAATAGTGCCACTACCAAATGGAACCACGGCAACTACCCTGCCGGATAAAAAGCCAAATGACGTTTGATTGAGTGAAAAGCTGCTACCGCCTTCGCTGCCTACGCTGGCAATAACCATTTTTGGCCAAATATTTTTGCAGTAAGCGTCAAACTTAATCGCTGATCTGGCTATCTTTTCAGCGTCAATCAGGATTTGATTCCATTCTGTTTTTGCTTTTGTGCAGTACAGGTGCTGACCATCGTGCCAGTGAGTAGGTCTTTTATGTAGCTGTGGATTATCTTGCTTTTCTTTAAATCCAAGATAGATTGCGCCTGATGTTGTTATAAAAACTCCATCACAGTTGATCCGTTCAATAACATAGTTTTTCGCATCTTCAGTGGCTTTTGTTTGCGCTTCCGCTGCATGTCTATGTTGCTCAGAATCTTCAGCACTTAAAGCCCAAAATGTTTTTGTAGTCATTTCAATCTCCCGTTTAAACACATTTATCTAAACACAAAATGTATTCTATCCGTTATTGATTGTCAACTATTTCTGCTTCAGGCTCAACTATTTCATCCTCCACTTGCTCGACAACCTGTCTTACCGGGCCTTTATAACCAGCAACAAGGCGCATTTCTTCATCGCTGAATAACGGGCTGATTTCAGTTGCACCGATTTTCACTTGTGCTGTGATATGCTTGTCGTTTGCCTGAGTCATCTTATCAACCAAAGTTAAACGCTGCTCATCAGAAGCAGAAAGCAGATCGTCAAATTCGACCACGTACCGGACTTTAGGCAGAACGCCATGAGCTATACACCAGTCGATCCACTGATTGACCATCTGAGCGCACCAGTTCTGACGGCGGCTCATCATTTCAGATAGGAAAGCAGCTTCGTCTTTGTCTCCGGCTAAAACGCCTGTCTGACTGCCTGATAAGCGGTTTTTCGGTATGCGCGATGATGCGGCTATGTTAGACAGGTACATCTGATAAAACGGCTCAGGGTCAGCTAAAGCGGCTTCTAGCTTGTTTACGTCAATGCCAGAGGTCAGCAGGAATTTATCAAGCTCAGTGGTGAAATCCTCTAGGGATTGCTCCATGTCTGCTTTTTCTTGTGCTTGAACAGGTGCAGCTTGCGGGTCAGTAATATTGAAGTGCAGTTTGTTTGCTGCATTCTTCCAAAACCCCTGACCACCTGCGCCACAAATAAGCTCGATCATTAGCAGGTCATTAAATGACGCTTCAAGCTCTGGTATGCCGCGAATTGAATCCGATTCAGGGTTTTCTGTGAATACAATTACCCTACTGTGGTGGATCGTCTCGCTGCGTTTAATTGAGTCATCAGTGCTACCAACTGCAGCTTCTTGGTAGTTGTACGTCAAAGGTTGGCCGTAACGAATGCTAGTTCTATCTTCGTCCCATGTTGATTGGCGCAATTGTTCGCTGTAAACCGGAATAACTTTGACAACTTGATCGGGTCGAATTCTGCCTAGCGGCTTTATCCATTCTATTTCTTCGCCTTGCCCGGCTATCTGAATGATGAATGCAGAGTAATAGCCAATGCGACCTTTAACGTCTGCCTGCTTCATCAGTTGGTAAATGGATAATCTGTCAGCTAATTCATCGGCTGCATTTTCGAAGGCTGTTCTTGTTTTTCGCTTCTGAGCTTCTTCTGCTGACTTGCCTTCCCAGATAATCGGATGGGTTTTCCAGCAAATATCCGGCGGAGTAGTCACAACGCATTTTGCTATACCAGAGCGCTTGAACATATTGTAAAGCATGTCAAAGCTAAGCTGTTCCGGCCAGCCGAAATCAAACCAAGCCTGTTGCTGCTTAGTGTTGCCTTTCAGTGAGGCATTGGCCCAGCTTTGTCTCAAGCTCTGCGGTGCGCTGTTGGCGATTAGATGCGCTAATTGATTGACTGTTATTTGCATGTCTTAAATCCGGTTGCGTTTTAGACATATTAGCACTTAGACCAAAATTATTAAATGAGTCTGTTTTTAAGCAATAGTATCAACAAGACCGTATGTCATGGATGCTATGAGCCAATCCAACTTGTGTCCCACTGGTTTATTTTTCCCACGTTGCAATCCTCACAAAGAGGCTGCAGGTTGTTTATATCAAGCTCCAATTCTGGATGTGTTGATCTTGGTTTTATATGGTCAACGTGAATTGATACTCCATCAGAAGGCGATGCACCACAGCAAACGCATTTATTGCCATGAAGCTCCAATGCTTGGTAGCGGATTATTTTCCAAAGCCTAGATGAATAGAAATTATCATCTGATCGCCTTTTGGTTTTTATAGGGCGCTCGATCCGCCTTATGCGCTCAGCGATAAATTTTATTTGCTGGTTTTCGTGAATATCACCACGCAAAACCATATTAAGCTTGGCAGCAGCACAGCAGACTATTTCAAGAGTGGAATAAATACCGCCAATACCTAGCCACTGCATAACCTCTGTTTTTGCTTTCTGAATATCATCAGCCCTGCGCTTTAGCTTCGCTTGCTTTGCCTCTTGCTTTTGTTGTTTTGTTAATTTTTTCATGACTGGCCCAAAATTAAAGCCGCATCTCTACGGCAAGCCACTATTGGAGTTAAGGTGCTGCGGTAAATGGAGCATCATAACGGAATCGAACCGTTGTCACCTGCTTGGAAGGCAGAGATTTTGCCATTAAATTAATGATGCGTTGTTGGTAATGAGCTGGCAAGTGCCTTTATCTTGTCGTTTTGAAGCGGGTGATGTCTTTATACTACCGCTCTCACCGGAAGCGCTTCACGCATTCAGCTCATTGGCTTAGGCGTCTCGATGCAGCTTATGGGCGTTTAGCTTTAGCCGCTTCGGTTTGTAGGCTGCATACCAGTAACCGTTTTATTGCCCAGCAATTTAATGCTTTTCAAGGCACCTAACCAATAAACTAATGCCCGTTAACGATGGGCTTCGTCGTTAATCAACGAATTTGCTCTTGTGCCATTATCAGTGATGCGAAACACAAAACTAACAGAGCGCGATTTATTTTTCCGTGTTACCGGTGAGGCTTCTGCCTGCCTAAGCAGCGCTACCTGCTCGACACATGCTAAATATACGCAAAGAATACAAAAAGCGCAAATTATTTTTACAAACTTTCTATCTTTTCTGGATATTCTCTAAATCTCTCGAAAATTGCAGCAGGTAAGTTCTCCGGCTTTTCATCCGTAATATAGCTAAACGCCCCCCCTGATTTAAGCGTGACTTTATAGGCTTTCATCGACTGCGTTTCATTACAAAGGCTTTTGGTGTTGTGAATGGCTGAATGCATACATAATCAACTGCATCCATCATTGTGTCTGTTTGGTCATCGAACGGGTGCGAGTCATCCTCTTTGAATGAGCAGACCTCCGGGACGAAATCTAAGTTGGTCGGATCGCCATATCTGAGCTTAACCTTTTTTGATCCAACGTGGGGCTGACAGTCCATTGCCCGGGTTAATTTATCTTTTGCCCTGGGTAGCGGAGTTATTCTTAGTGGTAACTGATTAGTCATTTCCTGGATAAGACCTGTACCTGACGATTTATCTTCAACAAGTATCGCTCTCAGGTTTCCATTGCTCGGTCTGTTATCTTCCCAGCAGGCTTGTACGAATGACTTAAACGCCTGCCTTAACTCTTTAGCTGTTACTCGCTTCCTGAACGATCTGAGCCTGTATATGCAGCCCTGATAAACGCCCCACTCAGTGTATACAGTCCAGTCGTTAGCCTCCCCAGTCTTTTGCGCTGTATCAACAGTGATAATCCGATATTCCCAGCTATCAGGCTGTGGAATGTCTGCGCCATCTTCCACGCTACCGTAATATTCAAAGTCGCTTTCAAAGAATATGCCGCCATCTAGCTTCTCCGGGTCTTGGTCGTATTGGCTTGCGAATGTGTACGGGTTTGCAGTTTTCAGGGCTGTTAAATCTTCAACAGATTCTTTTGCGGGCCAGTATGACCACTTGCCGTTTAGTTGCTTATGGCTGCAAACATCCTGGATGCACCGCTCTTTTATGCCCGGGGGCAGTGAATCAATATAATCTTGATCAATCAGTGCCGGGATCTTGATGTGCAAATCAATCTCAAGGCCCATGCTCCCGGACAATAGATAAGCCGTTGAGTCATCTACGTGGCCGCGCTGCTGAACAAAGATAAAAGGCGTATTGAAATCAGCCTTACGGCTTCGCAAGGTGTTTACTATCCGGGTGTGTGACTTCTTGCGCTTTGTCTCACTGAACAGGTCGTCTATTTTATCCCAGTCATCAGCGTTGATATAACCGCTAAAGCTGTCGGACATATAACCACCCCGGACACCTGTTATCTGACCGCCTGATGGCCTGCTGAATAACTGATGAATGCGCTTGCCGTCTTTCTCTATAGTCCAGTCATCAACTTTGTCTTTACCTATATCAAAGCTGTAGAACTGCTGAAACTCAGATGACTTTACCAGCGCCCGGGATCTTTCGCTGTTCTCGCTAACGAGGTCTTTTGAGTAACTGGTGTTGAGTATTCTTACCCGGGGGAATTTGACCATGCAGTAAACAGGCAGATGCACAGACCAGAATTCTGTTTTAGTGCCGCCCGGTGGGATATTTACTATTAGGTTTTTAACTTCTCCAGAAAGGACTTTTTCAGCAGCCCAGTTGAAATAGTGATGATGCCAGTTTGTTCTAAACGAATCGCCTTGGGTAATGTTGAACCACAAGGCAGTAAATGCTAAAGGGCTTTGCTCCCCGGCAGCGGCTAAAGCAAGCTGTTCAGAGTAAGATAGCTCATCCCACTGAATCGGCTTGATAGCCATTAATCCACCAGTTTAGATAACAGTGAACTGACTAAGCCCGGGCTAACGCTTGCGGGTGTCATGCTGCGGTCAGAGCTTGTGTGATCCACTCTTTCAACAAAAGCGCCAACAGATAAATGCTTACCAAGTAATTCAAGGTTTTTCACTTTGTCAGGCCACTTCACTTTTTTCAGAACTGCAGTTACTTTTTCGTCGTCGCCTTTGCTGGTGATTATCTCTGACACTTCGACACTGGATAAAAACTGCCGCCAGACCTTCGGCCATTCTTTTATAGGCTTTATTGTGCCGTCATCGTTGTGAATGTCTAGTACGTCCATCTGATCTATCTCAACAAGGCGTTTAAGGACGTATGACGCATCTATAACAGCCCCTTTCGCAGCAGCAGCCCTTAATTCAGCCACCCTTGCTGTTATCTTGCTGTCAGCCATTAGAACACTTGCTCTTTCATTGACGGTCTTGGAAGTCATTTTTGACGCATTATAAGCCTGCCTGTACGCATCTGACTGACTAGCTGTTTCAGACTTCACAAGAGCAAGGCAGAAAGCCTCTTGCTTCGGCGTAAGCTTTATTTCAGACACAAACACCTCTCCGATTTATTTATTGTGAATATTAGCACAAAACTAAAAAACTCTTAAACTATTGCTTGCGTTTATCTGTGGTGGGTATATTATTTGTTTAGGTTTAATGGGAGGTTGATATGGAATTTGCAGATATTAAAGTTGGTGATGTGATGTATGTGCCGCATGTGGCAGAGATAGACTTTGGCTCAGGATGTATTGCTTTCCGCAGGATGTTTGAAGTCGCCACAACTGTTTCATCTGTTGAGAGCAACCAATTCACAGCGGGAAGCGGTATCTTCTCAAAGTTAGATGGAAAATCAATTGACCCAGATAGGCCTTACTGGATTTACAAAAAGCCAATGTATGAGCATTCGACGCACAAAGATTTGGAGGAATACCAAGGCAAACTTGAAACTATCAAGAAGGCTCATAATGTAGGTTTTGACTTATCAAAAGCAAATGGCGCCGAACATGCTTTAGCTGTTGCTGAAATTCTGTTACAAGCCAGAGCGATTCTTGATAATAAATATTGGAAGGCTGACTAATGCACCACCCAAAAGCCAGCATGTGCAAATCATGCAAGCATAAAGACCATGACTGCTCAAAGCTCGATTTCAAATCTATGCCAGTCATGGATAAATACAAACAAGGCGGCGCACTGATTTACGTGGTGCGCTGTGTGGAGTTTGATAAAAATGCGTAATTATAAAATCGCTGCAACAGTGCGCCACAGTAACAAATACATCAGTTACGAGCTAGATGCAATGCACATACCTGACGCGCTGACTATGTTTGAAGTGTTGATTAACCGGGATCGCAATTTGTCTATGGAGGCAATAAGCGAATTAGATATTACAGAAACGGGAGAGAGTGAATGAGTGAGTTTAAAAAAGAAACAAGATATGTGGTGCTGAAGTTGTCAAAGATGACTGACCACCAAAAATCAGCGTTAGGCGCTGCTTTGTCTGAAATAAATATTGATGATTCAGTGATGCCTGAATGTGTTGTAGTCGAGTCAGATTGGCCAAACTATCAAGAAACTTGGGATTCGATAAAGTCTATTGTAGAAGGTGATTTCGCCTCTAGGCGCGACCGCATAGCCGAGCTTGAGCGCGAAAAGGTTGTTTTGGTGGCGCAGATTGAAGTGCTTAAACAGCTTGCTGAGCCGGCAATAAAACTGATGAGGGCAACTGGCGCAAGCAGCGGGTGGCACAAGAAAGCAGATGAACTTGATTTAGTTGTAAACTCTAAGTTGACAACTCAATGCCTAAACCAAATCAAGGCAGAGGCTGTTAGAAAGTTTTCTTCTGAATTAGCGTCAAGAGTTGAAGTTCCTGACTCAAGCGCTCAGAAGATTGAGTATTACAAGGCCGCTATTCTGCACGTACTGCAGTTTGCCGAACAATACGCCGAGTCCATAGCTAAGGGGGAGTGATGAGGTTAATAAGTTCTCGCAGAGCGAAATACTTGCGTAAAAAAGGAAAAATTGTCGTATGGAGCAAAGACTGGCATAGCTGGGCTTATGTAAAACAACAGGAGTCACAGCAATGACCCAATCACAAAAAGAGTTTAACTAACAGCCCCTTCATGGGGCTTTCTCCATTTCTTTAACCTTCAATTTATACTCTGCAATCATTGCCTGAATTTCTGGAATAGTTAGCTTTAACGGTGAATGCGGACCCTCTAGCCACTCGACTTGCTCAAGACCTATTTTATCTATCAATGCAGCCCGGTATGGAACCAGGTTCCCGCTTAAATAGTTATTACAGATAGAGCAAGCTGCAAAACAATTAATCTCGCAGAATCTCAATGCGGGAGTAGAGCCAACGCTTTTATAATGACTTGCGTGTCTTTGTCTTGAGCCATCGTCAGGGTGTCCGCAACTGATACACGGTAATCCTTTATCCCTCAGCCTGATAAACTTATTAAACACCGCCTGCAGATCTTTAAGCCACTCAGAGCGACTTTTAAGCACCCTCTTTCTTTCCCTGTCAGATTGCCTTTGCTTCTTGGCTTTATTGGCTTGCTGCTTCTCCTTGGCTAGCTTGCTGTACTCATAGGCGTGATCAATGTTGCAGAAATTAAAAAGGCCAGCCTTTAAAGTGGCTGGCGCTTTGCATAGCTTGCATTTGGCTGTCATTGATAATGTGCGCTCCATATCGATGCAAATAGCTTTTCACATTCTGCGTATTCGATATGACCTGCAAATATCACCTCAATGTCAGTATTCCAGAATTTGCCTTTTCTGTCGGTGCATTTTACAAAGTGTTCGGTGTGGTTTAATCCAAATTTGTTTTTTCTTGTCTTGGTCAATAACTGGCAAAAGTAAGCGTGTCTTCGTGGGTTATCCGGTCCAGCGCAAACATTAGTAACAGGATCGCCAAACTCCATGCTTTTTACTCGCTCTTGCGCCTCGTTTTTAACCTTTATTCTTTCTGAAACTCCCATACTAAACCTCTTTATCAAAACCAATCTGGTTATAGAGCCATATTACGTATATGGCCGCTATTGTTTTAGTTGCTGCTAGTGTGATTATGTAGATCATTTTTGGTCTGGTAAGCGCAAATAACCCTTATCGTACAAATCATTCAAAACCGACCCATTACAGGTATGTTTACAGGCTTTCATTGCAGCCAGTATTGTGGTCCTTTTCTCCAGCTCAGCTTTGCGCTTGGCATGGTCGATTGGCTTGAAGTCGTCAGCCCAAACAAGCTTTCTATCGTGCTTACCAACAAGAGATACGGCAGCAACATCTGTTTCAAATGGCGAATGACGCAACACTAAACATTCGTGCCAGCATTCTTTGCCATCATCAAACCATGTTAAACATCTTAATCCAACATCCGGCAACCGCAGCGCCCTCTGGTTTTCGTAACAATACCAATCCGAGTTATTGCGCGGTATGGTTTCATCTGCTGACTTATGCGTTAAGCTTTGGTCTTGACTTGACGCATTGAGATAGCTTGTGTCTGCTGGCTTGTAGCGATCATCAACTACCTTGAATTTATAGTAGTCATTCCAAAAGAAGTTTTTTACTTTATCGACCTTGCCGCACCCGTCGCAATAGTTTCGGCCATAAACAACAACGTCAACATCCAAATCTGGCCGCTTGCCATTGGTAGGATATTCAACGCCCCAACGATAGCCGTTGGCGAAGCCTAGCTCTTTGGCGCGTTTGGTGAATTGTTCAGTTGTACACAAGTGCAAAGAGTCCAGGCTTCCGCATGGAAACCAAAGGCCGATATTGCCATCTTTGATAAAAAAATATTTGCGGTTACGTAAAACGCCATTTGTCTCAACAATTAATTTGTCGATAATTTCTTGATTATTCAATTCTTTCTCCTTTGGTTGGCGGGTGGCTAAAGTCATGATGACAGGTCCCGTGCCAATTTCGCCTGAAATAAATTCACGCGCCCTTCGTCCATGAAACCAAACAGCCTTACCATCAGTATCAATGCTTTCGGCCCATTCAGGCCACTTCAACCCATTCTCTGCTGTGAATAGTTGCTGGAGTGTTAGTGGCTCTTTTGCGCTCAAGCCAACACCTCCCCACATTATTTCTCCATCAGATGCGATACACAAGCCATCGCCTATTGGCACGCCGAAACGTCCAGCATTGTCTGTTTTTTTTAAACCCAGCCGCCACAAAGCACTTCACAACAGCCTCATGGATAGCCTCTGACGTAATTAATTCTTTTGGCACGTAATGGCCTTTTTGGATTTTCATTTAATCATCTCCAGATTTTAATCGTAACAGTAAACATCATGCTTTTTGCAAAGCTCGTGCGCCGCCTGAATGTATCGACTTGTGATTATTTCGCCTTCATACTTTCCAACGAAAACCATGTGCTTTTCACCTTTGCGGATCATGCCTTTTCTCTTTCTTAGCAGAGTAACCAACAGTCGCTTTTCTGCAAATGAAAACCAGCTAAAATCGTCAAGCTCTGCAAGCCATTCGCAAGACATGCAGGAGTAATCTTTTCTGGCTGTGCGTTCAGTTGTTGATATGTGGCTGATCATTCTCTCCACCCCTCAGTCATAACAACCGCCTTTGTGATTGCTAGGCGGGTTGCTTCTTTAATGTTTTGCCCGTATTCAGTGACGTTAACAAGCTCTGTTTCATGGTATAAATACACGTCAACATAGTCATTGTTATGGTCAATGCAAACATCCATCCTCTTATGGCACATCAGCCCAAAAGTATCCCCATCGCAATTAATCGGATCAAACTCCTGCACGCCAATATCCCAACCGTGCTCGTCAATGTTGCGGCGTACCATCATTGCGCTTTGCGGGGGCGTTGACTCCTGAAACGTGTATCCTTCCAGTCCTGCGGCTTTGGCTGCGTGGATTAGTAGGTCTTTTGTTTGTTGTGTGGTCATTGCTGGCAAATTTGCGTTTTTGGTCATGGTTATTCTCCCGAAGTATTTTTTAACACTACTCTTGCATCGTACTTTGAGTGGTTAAGATTGATGAAAACTCCCTGCATAACACGGTCAGCTTTTGGCTTTGTAGCGCAAGGAATAGACTTAACAACTTCTTCAGTTTCTATATCGAACACTTCAACAAAATAATGCATCTTCATCCTCCAGTTGTTGGTGTTGACTACTTTAATTTACGCACGTATGCTTGTCAACACATTAACGAGTGATTTTAACAAATAGAGGAAGTTAACGTGCTAACACTAGAGCAGATAAGAGACAGGCTGAAACACAGCAATTTAAAAGCAGTAGCAGAGGCAGCAGGAATTCACTACAACACATTGCATAAGCTGATGAACAAAGATTGTGATCCGGCTTACAGCACAGTTAAGGCGCTGTCTGACTACCTGAATAACTTGAAATAAAAAAGCCCCGCTGGCGGCGAGGCAATTTAATTAACTGAGGAAATAAATTATGCAGCTTATTGCAAAAGAAAGCAAACTAACCATGTCAACGCGAGAAATTGCTCAACTGCTTAACAAGCAGCATTCCAATATAAAGGTTTCCGCTGAAAGAATGGCGGCAAAGGGGGTTATTGCACCGCAAGAGACCCAATACCAAGACCCGCAAAACAAACAGGTATACACAGAATACCTTTTAACAAAACGAGATAGCCTGATTTTGGTTACTCAAAACAGCCCAGAATTTACAGCGGCAATAGTTGATCGCTGGCAAGAACTTGAGGCCAATCAATTTTACATACCGCAAACATACGGCGAAGCATTGCAGCTATGCGCGGATCAGGTTAAACAACTTGAACTGGCAGCGCCTAAAGTGGCTTTTGTCGATAAACTGGTCGAACGCCACACCTTAATGACTTCGACACAGGTAGCGCAGAAACACGGAAAATCAGCAGTTTGGCTTAATAAATTTTTAGAAGAAGTTGGCGTATTTAATCGCGCCGTTAAACGTGGTCGGGCATTTCAGCAATGGTTTGTAGAAAAAGGGCTTGGCGAAATGAAGCAAACTGAAGTGAGCCACTCGCAAGCTTTATTTACTCCGGCTGGCGAAGTTTGGATTAACGAAAGACTTTACTCCGAAGGTGCTTTGTAATGGCTAGATCCAGAAACATCAAGCCAGCATTTTTCCTGAATGATGATCTGGCAGAAAAAAACTGTGCTTTAGGCCGTTTGCTGTTTATCGGGCTTTGGACTCTGGCTGACTATCGCGGAAACCTTGAGTGGAGATCAGGCAAGGTGAAAGCTCAGATTTTGCCGTATGACGAATGCGATATTAACAAAATCGCGATAAATCTGGATAAATCTGGATTCATACGGTTCTACTCGGACGGCGATAGAATCTTTGCAAACATTGTGAATTTTGTTAAGCACCAGAACCCGCATAAAAACGAAAAGCAGGCTGGTAGCGATATTCCAGAATTTAACGAATCTATGCGCCAAGTCGTTGATTTAAAAGAACTCACGATTAATCGCGATTTATCTCGATTAAAACCAGAGCAAGACGGAACTAATCCTGCTGATTCCCTCTTACTGATTCCTGATTCCCTCTTACTGATTCCCTCTTGCGGAGAAACAGAAGTTTCACCGAATCGGAATAAATTTTTACCGCCAAGCAAACAGGAAGTTTGGGCCTATATGTTTGAGATAGGAAAAGGATCTGAACTAGAGGCTGAGAAGTTTGTTGACTTCTATCAGTCGAAAGGGTGGGTTGTTGGTAAAACAAAAATGAAGGATTGGAAAGCCTCAGTAAGAAACTGGACCAAATCACAGCAACCGATGAAACCGATGAAGCAAGTTGGAACTGTTGAACAAATATCACAAGCCGCTATGGAGTTTATCAATGAACGCACATGACCTACAGAAAATAGTCGAGGCATACAGCCTAACCTGCCTCAGCTACGAAAAGGCATTTAACAAGCAATTGCTGGACCTGTTTATATCTGACTTATCCGGTTACTCTGCACAGCAAATAGCTGGCGCATTGCAGGCACATCGAACAGATCCAGACCGGGGCCGATTCTTTCCAAAGGTTGCTGATGTGGTTTATCAGATCACACTGCAAAACAAAAAACCCGAAACAACGCCAGAACTTGAGTGGTTCAAAGTTCTAAAAGCTGCGGCTAATGGCAGAAAGCCAATTACAAGCAACCAGACGACGCTGGCAGCGCTTCAAATGGTTGGGGGGTGCAATGCCGTAGGGTACGCAGAACAATCGAATATAGAGCGTCTCAAGCGCTCATTTATGGATGCTTACAAAGCCATCGAGCAGGCATCTGCCAATGACCTACCGCAAGAGCTGGAAAACATCAGCGCATTGATTGCACAAAAGACAGGAGTTCAGATCCGTGATTGATTCCACAAACTCAGAAAGAGCATTGATCGGCGCTTTGTTTTTAATGGCAGATGAAAAGCCAATTTCTGAAATGTTCCGCTATGTAACGCAGTTAGAGCCTGTAGATATTCAGTGCCAGACTTGCTCAACAATTTACCTGCACATTAAAAAGTCAGTCATGTCAGAGCAGTCTTTCGACATGATTACGATTTACGAAGAAATTGACAGATCAAAGCACGCTGGCAAAAAAATATTATTCACAGACATTGGGGTTTTAATTAAAGAGCAGTCCAGCTATGCAGCAATCGAAAGCCATATAAAGACCATTAAAAACGCATCCTTGCAGCGCAAGTCTTTACAGGTGCTAACTTCGCTTTATGAGTCTATCCAGTCATCCGACAACATCATTCAATCGTTGGGTAATGCAGAGTCAGCCATTGAAGCTTTGATGCAAAAGGCCCACGGTGAAAGCTCAGGCATGGTGCATGTGGGTCAGTTGATTTCCGAATGGGTAGCGCGGGCTGATGATGAATACCAAGGCAAGGAAACTGAAAAAGGCGTTACGTTCGGTTTTAACGGTGTTGATGAAATGCTTGGCGATGATTTATTAAAGCCCGGCTCTTTGGTTGTAATTGGTGCGAATCCCGGAAAAGGAAAAACTGCCGTCATGGTGACAAGCTCAATAGAAATGGCTCGGCAATATCCAGATCGCACCGTTCAAGTTTATAGTCTTGAAATGCCGTCAGCGCAGATTGCTGATCGGATGATGGGATCTGCAGTGCAAAACAAAAAACCGAAGCATTATAACGACACTGATTGGGGAAAAATTGGATCACATATTGAGCAGCTTAATTCAACGAATCTTTATGTTTGCGATAACCCAGTATTGACCGTTGAGCAAATCAAAATGAATGCGCGAGACGTTATCGCCCAAGGCGGAAGAATATCGGCAATCTTTGTTGACTATCTAACGCTGATGAAGCTACCAAAAGCAGATAGACACGATTTATCAGTGGGCGAAGTCACAAAGCAATGCAAGCGCCTTGCGAAAGAGATTGGCTGTGTTGTAGTGCTGCTGGCTCAGTTATCCCGCTCAAACATGCAAAGAGCAAACAAGCGCCCGATTAACTCAGATTTGCGCGATTCTGGACAGATTGAGAATGACGCAGATTATATCTTTTTTCCTTACTACGATTATTTGTTTAACCCTGATTCTGAGTGTGGGCCATACGCTGAAATGATCTGCAGCAAGAACAGACACGGCAAAGCAGAAACAACATTCGCCAAGGTAGTAAACGGCGTCTGGATGAATTGCGATCAGAAAGACGCACAACTAAAAACAATGGGGTAGGTTATGACTAACAAAAAAATTACTGAAGATTGCGCAAGGGCGTTAAATATTCCGCTTTTCGCTGATGGCGACTTTGTAACTGGTTATGTATGGATTGATGAAACTCCATCAGAGTACGGATTTTTAAAGCAGCACAACGAAGGGAATCAGCCGATGTACTTTGCGCCGTTAACTCTGGTTGCTGATGCGATCAGCGTAGCGTCAAAGCTGCAAATGGAAATGATATTCCACGAAGATCGCGCCGTTGCAAAATGCAAAGGTTTAACCAAAAGTTTTTTATACAAAAGCCGTATTGTTCCAGCCTACAGAAATGACGCAATGTGCCGCGCTATTTGCGTTTTGGCTCATGAATTGTTCGCAGGAGGATTAATCAAATGAGTGAATTCATACCAACAAACGGTCAGCCAATACCGGGATGCAGGATGCGGCTAATAAGAGTAAAAACCGATAAATTCAAAGAGCATGATGTTTTAGCCCGATTTGCAGCCAACATCAAAGGCGTTACAGCTTACAAAGAAATACGTCAGCTAAATTGTCAAAGCGGAGTTTATTGCAGCAAAGGGGTGATGTAATGAGAGAAATTAAATTTAAAGCGTATGACAAAGTAAGCAAAAGTATATCCCCTGAATTTAACTTGTTCGGTGAGTTTACTTTGCTAGGCGCAGTTTTCGCTTGGATAGACCATGTGCGCGGACTACCTGATGGCTCGGCTGGATTGCTAAGTCTGAATGAAATTGATGTTTTACAATTTACTGGACTTAAAGATAAAAACGGAGTTGAGATTTACGAAGGTGATATTTTAGCTGCGCCGTTCGCTAATGGTGAGTATGCGAAAAATATCAAGCGCAAAATTTTCAATGTTAGCGTGACGATAACACCTGAAAACGGAGCTTCAATGAATTTTCCAAAAGACGCTTGGAAAGGAAATTACAGATGGTATCCGCATTTTATTCAGTGCGAAGTGATCGGAAATATCTATCAAAACCCTGAACTGGTGAAGCCATGAAACCATACAAAAACCAATTTGCACAGCCAAGGGATTTAATGGAGTGCGATTTAAACGGATATGACGATCAAATAATCAGAATGTCCTGCGGCGGAATATCATTCTTTTGCTATTCAGATTGCCTGCTTGAATCAATCAGCGATCTGGTCGAGTCAGAATTAGCAGTAGCCCGGATAGCAAGCCGGATGGAGTTTTAGCATGATTGAAATCATGATGGTTAAAACAGCAGGCAACGGATTGCAGCCAGCCACGGCAAAAGATGCTGATGAATACGGCAAGATTAAAATTGGCCAGCCTGTGAGAGTGGCATTAACTCAGGTAAAACAGCGTAGTTTGAAGTGGCACAAGATGTATTGGGGCGGGTTGTTGCAACTTGCCATGGATGCGTGGGAGCCGCAAGGCGGATTAATCAGCTCAACTGAAAAATCAACGCTGAATAACTTTGCTGATTGGCTTGATGCCAAGTCGGGCAACTCGGGCGCGATTAAAGCGGCCTGCAATGCGTTTATGGACGAATTAGCGCAAAGACGAAGCCAGCGTATAGATACGCCGTCAAAATCTATTGAAGCTCTGCATCGTTGGGTTAAAGCTGAATCTGGTTTGTATGATTTGGAAATGACACCGGCAGGAGTTCGAAAAGTTGAAAGGTCGATTAATTTCAACTCAATGGATGCCGATGAATGGCAAGAGTTTTACAAACAGGCTTTTGGCGTATGTTGGCGGTTTATTTTATCGCGCAGCTATGGCAGCGAAGAAGAATTACAAAACTGTATAGATAACTTAGTGGAGATGGGGTGAGTATGAAAGAAATGGAATGGCCGGAAGATGATCGGATCAATGCAATAGCGCATAACGGCGGCGATGGAGAACATTACGCACAAGCAAAGCACGACAGCGACAAACCGCGCTACGACCTGTTACCGCCTGTAGCGATTGATCTGATGGCGCAAGTGATGACGTTCGGCGCAAAGAAGTACAAGCCGGAAGGCTGGCGAATAGTGCCGGACGCTTTGCAGCGTTACCATGCTGCTTTGTTGCGTCATTCTTTTGCCATGTTGCGAGGTGAAGTGTTAGATCAGGAATCAGGATTGCCGCACGCTGCTCATGCCATGTGTTGCGCTGCTTTTATTGCTGAATTACAGGAGTTATCAAAATGAGTCTAGCTCTACCACATAGCTTAAAGGATATTGTCAGCGAGTATAAAATAAAATCAGAAAGTCTTAACGATGAAATCAGAGAGTTTACCAAAGCGCAAGAGAAGCTAAACATGGCTGTTCAGGTGATTGGCGGTTTTAACGGTGAGACTATCGTAGGTAAGCAGTACCCAAGCGAAACAGCCGGGCAGCGGATTTTACTGTCGAGCACTTGGCTTGCGATTTACTACCGCCTTGGCTTAGATAACGTATTTAGCGCAGATGATAAACGCAAGTTTCACCAGTCGCTAGTCAAGCCTGCAGAGTTGACGCTTGAAAACCTACAGGCCACCTTTGGTAAGTATTGGGAGAATCCACGCTATTACATTTTAAAAGGTCTGGCAGAAGCATTCTGTAAACTTGATAAGTTTTACAAGTCACACTCTAACTTTGGTGTTGGCGTTAAAGGATTGCCGAAGCGCGTAATCATTCAATCTTTTGGCGGGTACGGATCGTGGGGCTCGGACCAGTTAAAGGATATGTGCGAGGCTATGCTACAGGTGAGCGGAGCGGCCAAACTGTCAGATGAAGAACGCGATCTGGTTTATAGCAGCAAACTGAAATCAGCAGACTTTGAGCTTGAGCGCCTGGGCATATCTGTTCGCTGTTATCAGAATGGCAATGCTCACGCTTATTTTGATGCGCGAGCGTTAAAGCTGATCAACGAGGCATTGCATGAATTTTACGGCGATGTTTTGCCTGATGCAGAGGATAAAGGCGAAAGGACAGTAAGCACTGCAGTGTCTAAAGATTTGCAGTTTTACCCAACGCCCCGGAGCGTGATTGATTACGTGCTAAAGTCTGTTAGCATTCCGCCAGGCTCTTTAGTGCTAGAACCTTCATGTGGTGATGGCGCGATTTTAGACGTATTAAAATCAAAAGGCTTTGAGTGTTATGGTGTTGAAGTTCACCCTGGCAGAGCTAAACAAGCAAGAGGCAAAGGCCATAATGTTTACACGGCTAATTTTCTGGAGATGTCACCTACTCCAATTTATGACGTAGTAGTAATGAATCCGCCATTTTACGGCAGGCACTACTTAAAACACATTGAGCAGGCTAAAAGGTTTCTAAAGCCTAGAGGTTTGCTTGTTTCGATATTGCCAGCGACAGCTTGGTATGAACATGGAGAGGTCAAAGGTCAATGGCATGACTTGCCAATTGGAAGCTTTAGAGAGTCAGGAACGAATGTAAATACCGGTTTTATAGTGATCCGAGTGTAGATAAAAACAAGCCCGAACTAATCGGGCTTTCTGTTAGGCGCTAATTACAGGAACAAGTCTGGATAACGTTTCATCGTCAAGCGTTTCACACTGCTTGAACTCATTACTTTGGCGGTCGTACTTTTTCCAGCCTGTACCGCACTGCTTATAATACTCCATCTTAAACGGATCGCGGTGCGTTGCTTTTTCTGTCGGTGTTTTGTGGTAGTTGTGCATATAAACCTCGAATTTGTCAGGATGGCTTATCTTAACACCGTATCGGTTATTTGGTGTTTTTTATCTTCAGCGCTGTCTTTAGTTGCGCACCTGTCATAAGTCCCATCTTGAACGCTAATAGGACTATTTCAGCAGGCACATAACCCCGGCTGTTTTTCCAGTTTACTGCAGTCATGTAGCCAACGCTGAATCTTTTAGCTAGTTCCTGATGCGTACAGCCTTCCATGCCGATCAGCTTTAGAAAGTCGTCGTAAGCTATTTGCTCTAATTTATTACCTAATCCACGCATTATTTGCCCCTTTGAGTTTTTTAGAAGAATACACCTAAAAAATAATTTAGTAAACAATGTAAATAGTGGTTGCGTTTTATCTAAACACAATTAATAATGAATGAACTTTAACGGGAGGTTTGAAAATGTCTTTACCAGTAATTATCGAAAACTTAAAACAACAGCTTGCAGGGGTTCAGTCTATTCTGCCTGTGCATGTTAGTTATGACCGATTTGTTCAGTGCGCAGCCGTGGCTTTGGCTAATAACAAAGACCTGTTAGCCGCCGATCCTCAGTCGGTCATTAACTCTCTGACTCAGTGCGCTAAGGATGGTTTAGTAGCTGATAACCGCGAAGCTGCTTTAGTCGTGTTCAGTACTAAGCAGGGCAATGACTGGATTAAAAAAGCTCAGTATATGCCTATGGTTGACGGCGTTATGAAACGAGCGCGTCAGTCTGGTGAAATCGCAGTTATCGCAAGCCGAGCTATTTATCAGGGTGACAAATTCCGCGCATGGATGGACGGAGACGGTGAGCATATCGAGTACGAACCAACTCTAGGCGCTCGCGGTGAAATGATGGGCGTATTTGCTTACGCCAAGATGAAAGACGGCGAGATCCAGTTTGAAGTTATGAATATGGACGATATTCAGAAAGTCCGTTCAGCGTCTAAAAATAGTGATCGCGGTCCTTGGGTTGATTGGTTTGAAGGCATGGCAAAGAAAGCATGTATGCACCGCTTATGCCGTCGCTTGCCAAACAGCGCCGAATTGATGGAAATGCTTGAGCGCGGACAGATGATGCAATGGCAGCATGAAGAACAAAAAGCCAATGCAACGCCAGTTGAGCGCGTAGTAAACGCATTGCCAGAAATGACGCCGGAACAGTGGGAAGGCAACTTCAAATACTGGTCAGGAATTATCGAATCAGGCAAAAAATCAGTGGCTGACATTATGACCATTGCAGCGAGCAAGTATTTATTAACCGAAGATCAGAAAGAATCGATTAGACAATTGGGAGATCAACAATGAAAATAGCAGAAGTTGGACAACAAGGATCGGCGGAATGGCACCAGTTCCGCGCAACTAAATTTACCGCATCAGATGCTCCTGCAATGCTTGGCTTATCGAAGTACAAAAGCCGTAGTCAGTTGCTGCATGAAAAGTCAACTGGCTTAGTCGAAGAAGTCAGCGAGCAAATGCAGCGCCTGTTTGATAAAGGACACAAGGCTGAGGCTGATGCGCGTCCTATTATCGAAAAGAAGATCGGGCAGGATTTATTTCCGGTTACGGGTGTTTGTGATGTTGACGGCTTAGATTATTTGGCCGCATCTTTTGACGGCCTGACCATGTGCGAGTCAATTTGTTTTGAGCATAAACTCTACAATGCAGAGCTGGCCGCATTCATCCAGAACAATCAGGACTTACCAGATACGCACTGGCCCCAGGTTGAGCATCAGCTTTTAGTTTCTGGCGCTTCGTCATGCGTTTTTACAACGTCAGACGGCACTGAATCAAATATGACCAGCATTGAGTATAAGTCACAGCCTGAACGCCAAAAGGCCATTATTGACGGCTGGAAGCAGTTTAAAGCCGATCTGGAAAACTACCAGCCGGAGCAAAAGACTGAAAAGTTAACTGGTGAAGTTATCCGCGACTTGCCAGCGCTTAACTTTGAGTTCGATAAAACCAGCCTGTCGGTTATTTCAAATATCGAAGTTTACAAAGTGGCTGCAAGTGATCTTGTCGAGAAAAGCAAAAAGCCACTGGAAACAGACCAGGACTTTGCAGACGCTGAATCAATGGTTAAGTTTTTCAAAGCGGCAGAGGAAAAGCTACAAACCGTATCAGAGCAGGTTGTTGGTAAGGTTGTGGACATTGACCGCTTTGTCAAAGACGTTGCAGAAATATCGGCATCTATCCGCGCAGCCCGGCTAAACACTGAAAAGCAGGTTAAAAACCGCAAAGAGCAGATTAAGCTGGATATTGTCAGCAATGCAAAATCTGAATTGGCAAGCTATGTGTTAAGCCTTGAGCATGATGCTGGTTATCCACTTCCGGCACTGAGCGTTAACTTTGCAGAAGCTATCAAAGGCAAAAAGACCGTCCAAAGCCTGAAAGATGCGGCGGCTGATGAATTGGCGCGAGGCAAGATTGAAGCGAATAACTATGCCGCAATCATCAAAAAGAACGTGCAGATTTATCAGGAGCATAGCAAAGGCTTTAGTTTCCTGTTTAACGACTTTGCCAATATCTGCCTGAAAGCTCATGACGATATGCTGTTGTTAGTGCAAAAGCGTGTTAGTGATTATGAGCAACAGGAAGCAGAGCGCAAAGCGGCAGAAGAAGCAAAGAAGCAAGCTGACTTATTAAAACAGCAGCAAGCCGCGCAGATTCAGCCAGAATCGACTAACCAGCCACAAGCTGAACCAGTGCAGCAGCAAGTTGCTTCAGTGCGCACAGTCGCTTTAGATGAAGCTAAACAGCAGTTGTCAAATACGCTTGGTGGTAAGTTTGAAAACTGGACGCCAACGCTGACGGATGCTGTTGTTGATTGGTCTGCTACAGTGGAAATCACGCCATCAGACTTAGAGCGCTTGCTGGACATTTTACGCAGCTTCGGTGCTATCGAATAAATATTTTATTTATTTCTTGCGTTTACATTTAAAGCGGTTATATTAATCAACGAAGGGCCAGAAATGGCCCGTAACCAACAATAACGGGAGTTATAATGTTTCCTAAAAATGCACGAGTTTACAAAATCACTGAAAGTATTTTTAACGATTCACTTTTTGAATCTATTGGGCAATTTGTGTTTACGCCCTGCACTTCACAGGAGGCTATTAAAACCGGATTTGCAGAGCCGGTGCCTTACAGTTCAAATTTGGCTGCTCACGCTGATGGCTATGTATTGCTGGCAATGAAAACCCAAGAGAAGGTTTTACCACCTGCAGTTATTGCCGAAGAATTAGCGCCAAAAATCGCGGAGACTCAGCAAGAAAAAGGTCGTCCACTTTCGCGCAAAGAAAAGCAGGTGCTGAAAGAGGAATTGATCCAGACTCTACTGCCACGCGCTTTCGTAAAATCAAAAGTAGTAAACGCTTTTTACTGCATCAAAACTCAGTATCTGGTCGTTGGCACTAATTCGGCAAGCGTAGCTGAAACCTTCTTAGGCTTGCTGCGTAAAGCGCTTGTTTCACTGCCTGCACTGCCAGCTTTTGACAATCACCAACTTAACCAGCAGTTGCACTTCTGGACTCAGGGTAAAAACTTACCAGAAGGCTTTGCATTGGGCGCAGCAGTTGAATTCGTCGCGCCGGATGAAGAAGGTGCCAAGGCTAAGTTTGACCATCATTTGATTAGTGCCGATGAAGTACAAAGCCACTTGCAAGACAAACTGGTTAAACGCCTTGAGCTTGAGCAGGAAGGTAAAATCAGTTTTGTCGTAAAAGATGACGGCAGTTTATCCAAAATCAAATACAGCAGCATCCTGACTAATCAAAACGAAGAATTAGGATGGGACGATGTTCAGGCGCGTGTTGAAGCTGATGCGATTTTAGGTTGCACGACTTTGATTAACGCTATTGAAGCCATTAACAAAAACATTGGGGTGAATGATGGACGATAAGGAATTATTGCATCTAGCTGCTAAAGCGCATGGCTTGAACATTAAAGCTATCAGCATTAATCAGGATGATAATTTTGATGGATTAATCGTTGGCAGTAAAAATACAAAAAACAAAACAAAATGGAACCCATTAAATTCAGATGCAGACGCGCTGCATCTTGCTGTTAAGTTAAGATTTGAGGTATCCATTTCTGATGAATTAAAATCAACAACAGTTTGGTTTTTAGAGGTCAATGAGTGCACTGAGTTGTTTTTATCTGACCCATACGCTGCAACGCGCCGCGCCATTGTTCGCGCAGCTGCTGAAATTGGCAAATCAATTAAAAATAACGGGACAAATGATGCAAAGAGTTGAATTTATAGACCATAACAACGCTGGCGGCATTGCCACAGGCTCATTGGTCTATGGTCGCGCCATTGTTCCGGCTTCTTCATTTAATGGTCGCATGGACTGGATATTGCCGGGCTGTCAGTTCACAGAAAGCCAAAAAGTTGCAGAGAATGCAGCAATGGAGATTGATCGCCTTATCCGGCTGGCTGGTGGTTTATGAGCGGCAAGTACGGGATTATCTACGCTGATCCGGCCTGGGAATTCAATAACAAAAACACTGGCGGATCAATGAAATCAGGCGCAGCAAATCAATATCCGGTTATGAGTATTGATGATCTGAAAAAGCTTGACGTCGAATCACTATGTGCGAAGGATTGCGTATTAGTTATGTGGTATGTCAGCAGTCAACCGCAGGAGGCTTTAGATCTGGTTAAGGCTTGGGGTTTCACTGTCAAAAATATGAATGGTTTTATTTGGGTTAAGCTAACTCAGATGTTCCTGCAATTTTTCGGCATGGGCTTCTGGACTCGGGCGGGTGCTGAGTGCGCCATAATAGCAACCAGAGGCAAGCCAAAGCCTTTTAGCAAATCAGTAAGGCAGGTAAGGCTGGCTGTGATTGGGCGGCACTCTGAGAAGCCTGATGAATTCAGGCAAGACGTTGTTAAGTTGTGCGGAGATATTCCGCGCCTTGAAATGTTCGCCAGAGTAAAAACTGAAGGCTGGGACGTATTCGGTAATGAGGTGGATGGTTCAATTACCATAGGGAATAAAAATGAATAAGCCCGACACTATCAGCCAACTAAAAGCCAGCTTTAAAGCAAAGCAACGCCAGATAGAAATCGACGCAGCAAAGAAGCTGATCGAAATATCCGGCATACGTGAGGCGGCAATGTCAAATTACTTAACCGCTATGATTTTAAATAAAATGGAGCTGCATATTAAGCAGCTTTCGGAGGAGCTATGAAATTTGCCGAACCTATGAAAGAGGTCGATTATCACGGCTTAAAACTGACAGTGCCGGAGCGGTGCAAGTTTATCGCTTCTGATGCCGATGGTGAAACCTGGGCTTATGAATCAAGCCCTACGCTGCATCATCTTTATTGGGATTATTGCACGTATGGTTACTGCATTGGTCCTTTGGATTTAGAAGGCATGGATTGGAAAGAAACTTTAATTGAGATATGAGGAAATAGAAATGACAAAACGACTGGCCGCCATTACCGGGGAATATGTTAGCAAGCAAGACAATCAGCAAAAAGGTGAGTGGACAAATGTGGGTGTTTTAATTATCGGTCAAAATGGCAAGGAATACGCCATGCTTGATCCGGCAGTTAACCTGGCTGGCATTCTTTTGCAGCAAAACCTTTTGGCACTTAAAAAAGGCGAAGCGCCGCGAGATATGGTTATGTTGTCGGTGTTTGATGATGCAGCGCAGCAGCAAGGTAATCAGCAGAATTACCAGCAACAACCTCAAGGGCAACAGCAAGGATTCAATCAGCCGCAAGGAGGATTCAATCAACCACAAGGCGGCTATCCACGCCGCTGAAATCAAGTACCGTCCTAGTGGCGGTATTTTTTTATCTAAACCATTAAAATAAATGTTGCGTTTATATATTAGTTCGCCTAATATGAATTTATTGAAGCGCGGCATGGTGTCGGCAGGAGAGATAAAATGACCACAGTAAACTACAACGGAAAGCAAATGGAGTTGGTAAGAGTTGAGAGCATGGAAGGTGCGATTGCTCTTGATATTGAAAGTCGCGGTTTTGAGCCAGCTTTCTACACATTGGTTGGCAAGCGCGGAGGTGTAGTTACTTGCTTAAAAAGCAAAAGAACAGGTGAATTTGTTAAGTTCTAATAACTGAGCCCTTCGGGGCGCAGCAACTGGGAGAATAAATTGAAAACAAAACAAATCGACGTAGCAAAACACTACGGATTGCATAAATCAAGAGTGTGCGAAATTAAAAGAGACAAGCCTCAAGTCTATAAGGAAATGGAGGCTAAAACTAAAGCTGGTTTTGATCTGGAATATGGTAAGCAGTTGGCAGAATTGGCAGGATTAACTTACCTATTCAACCTGAAAAACCCAGCAACAACTGGTTATGCGATTTTTTCTGTAGGGCCGGGCGGTTTTATTTTGGATGGAGTTTCGGAGTCCGGTGTTTTCCACTTTGAAACAGAGAAAAACGAAATAACCGAAGCTATTAACTTTTTGAGAGGTGAATGCTATGAATCTTAAATTTGAATCTGAACAAGAGGCTTTAAACGCGCCTGTAGAGACGCTGAAGGACTTTGTGAACTTAGTGCCTGGCAAGCGAATCAATTACAGCGCAAATTACAACAACGGCCATTTAGGCGCTGTTTTGTTGCTACTTGCTATCGGTGTCGGCTTTGGTGTTTTATTTTTCTTGGGAGCTTCATAATGACTGATTTATTGGAATTATGGGTCTGGATTCCGTTTGCTGTATTTATCTTTTTCTTTGTGGTGATTAGCTTTCTTTACTGGCTGGAGTCTGAACGCGACAATGAAGAAATAAAGCGCCAAGAAAAACAGGTTGCCGATGACTATAAAGAGTTTTTACGAACTGGCAACGATTACCATTTTTTAGATAAGGAGAGACAACAGTGACACCACTAGAGCAAGGAAAGAAGCGCCTTAGCAGCGTTTACAGCAAAGAGGCTTTGTACGGCAATGTGATTAAAACCTGTGAGGCTGTCGGTTTTGAATTTAACGCCGGATTAAGTTTCAGTAAAAACATTCGCAAGGCCAGATCACAAATGATGTTTGGCGTTGTTGAACACCTGAAAGCAGCCGAAGCGATAGAGGCAAGATTATGATTGAATACTTAACTTTCGTTGGAATATTCTTTGCTGTATTTTGCTGGTCAAACTGGCTATACAACAAAAGGAATGGCAAGAATTGATCGAGTGGTGTTACACAATAACTACGGGGTTTGTTTATGATCGAAGTTAAAACAGTACTGGAGTTGGCAAAAGACCTCCAGCCGTGGAAAGTGGCAAAAATGACCGGGTACACAACGGCTCAGGTGAATCAGATGCTAAAGCGGCACGGTCAGGAGCCTTTTATAGTAAAGCCAGTCCGTCACGGCGTATCTCGTGTGCAGGGTGAGCGCAGACGGTTATTGCTGGATAAGATAAAGCGTATCATGGCGTACAAGGTTGAACATAACATCGGAACCGTACCAGCAGTAAAACAGATGGGCGAAAATATACCCCCAATGTCGGTTAACTATTGGATCCGACATTTTAGAGCGACGGGGGAGATATGGTAATCAGCCAAGAATATGCCGGAAAAATTAAAGCAAAGGTAAAGACAAATCAGGTTGATCACACAGGAAAGGTGAAAGGCAAATTAAGAATGCTTTACCCGACCGCAATCAGGTCGTGCGGATCAGCTATTAAGTGGGTGGCTTATTGTGAGTGTGGAAATATAACTCTTGTTGTTCCGTCTAATAAGCATACTAATTCTTGCGGTTGTGTTAGAAAGAAAAATGCCGGACAAGTCAGAAGAAAGCTAAAGCCTGAGCAGGTAATAGAAATACGTGAAAGCAAAGATAAGATGCAGTATCTAGCCGCCTTATATGGTGTTAGCTATTCGACAATTCACAGCGTTAAAACTGGACGCCGATACGCAGATGTAAAAAAGCCCCAATAAAGGGGCTAAGGACCACAACAACTTTGGGAGTATGTCGGGTTTGATTATAATGCTGAATTAATGGTTTGCACAATAAAATCTTTTTCAGCTTTGAATTTAGCCACTAATTCGTCGTCAATAGTGGTTTCTGTATTCGTCGCCGCTTTTTCAAGAGCTTTTATTGTGTGGTTTACAACTAGCTCGGCGGCGTACTTTGTTGCCATCCTCGCCAGTATCATTTTCACTATACTTAGTATTGCGTTCATAACTTACCCTCTTGCCATGCATGATAATCTTTCAGGTATTTTTCAGGGGTTGCTTTGCCGCCGCCAATCCATTTGCCATCAACTAGCCTTCCGCCATTCCACTTCTCTTTGCACCATCTCGCCATATCAGCAGGCTTGGTAGGTACTGGTTTTGGATCAAGCATAATAATATGCCTAGCCACAAACAAAGCATAAACTGGATCTTCAATTTTTGACCAGTCGCGCTTAATTCCTGCTTTAGCTGCATTCTTGCGGATTGATCGACTACGGTCCCACGCATCATCATGAGTAGGTTTTTCAATCTGCCACCATGAGCGAGCAGGTCCGCCGCCGATTTGCCGGATGAATTTACAGCCGAGCGACTCGTGGGCGACAATCATAGCATTAAGTTCAGTTACTGGCTCGCTGTATAGCGACCAGCAAGATAGGTGATTAAAGCAGAATTCTTTAAAATCACGGTAATTCATCTGGTGAATCTTCCGTAGGCTTGGTAAATATTCCGTCAGAATATAAATCCCCTATTGAAGCATTTTCTCCCTCCACCCAATTATCAAATAATGGTTCATCAGCAACAGCAACGTTCACAACTTTCCCTTGTTCAACTATAGCGTATCTCATACAAACTCTTCCCACTCAATAATTAAGACACCTGACCCACCACTACCAGTTGAACCTGTGTGTGATGCGCCGCCGCCGGCACCTGAATTTGCCAAAGCACTACCGGAACTGGCGTCACCTCCATTACCAAACCTTCCTTCAGCCCCTCCTCCTGCGAATACACCATTACTTATGTTGGAGTTTGCCCCTTTTTTATTTCCAGCTACTGAGCTACTCTGCGTCATGTAAGAAACAATCGGATTACTAGTACCGTCCGAGTAAATCATGTAAGGAGCTATTCCAGAACCTGCAAAAGCTATTTGTATATCTGTGGATGGAGCAGTAGCATTCTTAACCCTTCCTCCGCCAGAGCCTCCACGTACAGTCAACAGGGAACCAAAAGATGTGTCACCACCAGCATTACCAACATTACCATTACCAGCCGAGATCCCACCAGCTCCTATGGTAACAGTTGCGGATGGTACTGATAAAACGTTTATCGGTTGCCTTTCAACGTAACCGCCGCCCCATCCACCGTAAGACCAATAACCAGGATCTGTACTACCAGAGGAGCCTCCACTGCCTCCACCAGCACATGCAGTTACATATACCGTATCTCCTGCAATATTTGCAGGACGGGTCCAATTGCCAGAAGTTATGAATTTTTGAGATTTTTTAACCACTGTTTGCGCAGAGCTTCCGCCTATTTCTATTGTTATAGCCATGTTTAAATCCTCAACTCAGATATGCCATCGGAAGTTATTCTTATAGCCCCTCCTGACGTAAAATTTAAAATCAACTGATTGTCGGCAACTCCGCTGTTAAATGTGTCGCTACCGCTACTATTGATAGTGACGGTTATTCCTTTGTGTTTTTCTGATACGTATACATCCAAAAATGTATTAGCATCAACAGCACTAGCCAATGGCATTGTAACAGTGGAAGCAGACAGGAATTCATTGACAGCTCCCCATTGCAGAGTCCCAGACGCTGGTATAATGACTGACTTTAATTCTGTCGTCAGCGTCGCTTGCGAGGCAATTTGCCAATCATCGTTGGACAGTGATGGCTCAGACAGCGTTATATCAGCAAGGTCAACATTTAAGGCCCATACTGCGCCGTTATGCCCATATGATGCAGGTTTTGATGCTGCACCAGTCGCAGAAGACCATGATCCGACATAATTTGATAGAGCCAGAGCAAGGCTGGCAGAATCAGCAGATTCAGCCGCTGATTCTGCTGATTCCTCTGCTGCCGCTACTGCTATATCAGCACTGGATAAAGCCTCCTGTGCTGCGGTTACAGCTATGCTCCCTGCTGACTCATCCGTGATTGCAGCCCAGCCGTATCCGCCGACCCAAACCCATGATGGGATTGGATCTGACAACGACACCTTAAGCTTGTCACCTGCATTTATTAGCGACTCATCAGGTACGTTGTCAAATGTGTAAGTTGTTGCCATAATTAATCCTTATAGAGCCACTACGTTAAAGTTTGCTGTGGAAATATTTCCTGACGTATTGTTTGTGATAGAGGCTGACTTAATATTGCCATATCCTATCAGTTTTGCACCGTCTGGGGCGTCATAATCAGAAATAACTATCGGATTTGATGTTGTGCCACCGGTATTTTCGATGGTGCACAGGCTCATTTCATAGTTAAATATATCGTCATACTCCGAAAGTAGTTCTGGGCTCGCATTAACCCTAATTGCCGGGCCATTAGTTTCAAAGTTTCTCTTTATTTTGCAACCATGAAGTCTTACCAGCGGCATTACTGACACTTTAGTTTGATTGTACAAATACAGGTACTCATCAGGAGAATCCATTTCAATGTCACATCTGTCAAACTTGATGTATTCGCACGAATCCTCGACACTAACTATTTGCGGCGAGGTGCCGACAAGATTCCTTCCTGTTACCCTTACTCTTTCGTACAAGCCGATTTCAGTAGGTACATCACTGCCAAGCTGTCTTGCCTCGCCACCAATGTAATGAAATTTTCTTACAACATTGGTCAGTTGAGATGTAACCATATCCTCCAAGATAAGCGATAGCCTCTCTTTTGTCTTGGGGCTTTCGAATTTTGTTCTAACGCCAATGCTGGTCCTTACTCCATCAATAACCTTGTAACACCTTACGTTTCTTGCTTTAAATTCATATCCTGAGTCATTGCTGAATGCGCCAAATGTCGAATATCCAGAAACGTCTGTCGGAGAATCCCATAACTCCTGATTAAAATTGTCATCAAAATAAACATTCATTCCGTCTATTTCAACATAACCAGCTAACTGCATTACAGCTCTTGTTGCTATGTTGTGGACTGATATGCCGACATCAAGATCTTTGATGACCACTTTGTTGTTTGGTACAAATTCGGCTTGAGTTCCAACATAAACACCAACATTGACCTCTGTGACAGTGCCACCTTCTATGTGAGTTACGTTTGTAATTCCATCATAAATATTGTCAACCAGATACCCATATCTTGTTTTTTTGATAATATTGTTTTTATGTAGCGTTGTTGCTCTGTAGTAATTATCAACTGAATCCTCTGTTCCAGATATAAACGATGGGACAGATCTTATTCCACCCTCAAGGAAGTCAATAACCTCATTAAGCTCTGTATTAACGTTAAGCGTGTTTTCGCACCATATGCCTACATTACCCTCAACGCCTCCATATAAACCAGAAGCATCATGACCATAAGTCATTTTATTGCCGATTATTTGAATGTTTCTTGATGTGAACGTAGATCCTGCGTTCGTTTCTACAACAATACCTATGCGTGTAACATCGTTTATTTTGTTATACCCTATAAAGCCGTTTCTTCCCCAGCAGTAAATGCCATCTCCAGAGCTTCCTCTGCAATAATCAATGGTATTTTGCAGAATAGCAAAGTGTTCGCAGCCGTAAGATGCAATAGCTGCCCACATTGTGTTTTGACCTGTCACATGAAAAACGAGCGGCCCATGACAATTTTCTAATACAAGACCTCTTGCCCCTGTGAATGAGTCATAACCAGAGGCCCATCCAGCTTCATCAACTGGATCTGCTGATATGTTTCCATCAAGAGTAAAGCCACTTATTTCAACTTTGTGCGCGGTTACTGGTAAAAGCCTGGGCCATGTTAAATCGGGAAGCCTTTCTGGGCTGGTGAATGATTTGATCATCGTGTCACCCATGCCTCGCAAAAAGCCCTTAAAGTTATAATTACCATCTGAGACCAATCTAGGTCTGATAAGGTAAGTTTTATTTAATAGTTGTATACCTTCTCCGGTTTCCATTGACCGAAGGCAAGCTTGCTCAAAAGCCACGGTATCATCACCGCCAGTACCTGCGCTGGAATCGAAATCTTCCAGTTTTATGCCTGCTGCTGCACTGCCGCCAGCCTGACCAACCACAAACTCTTGCAGCCAGTGAGGATTGCCGTTTAGTGCTACTTTCAAAGCTGTGGCGGCTTTTGTTGGCTTCCACCATCTAGAGCCTATTAATATATTTCCAGATGGGCGATCTTCCTGCACAAAGCTGAGATTGTTTTGTACGATTATCCATGCTGTATCTGATACGCCACCTGTAGTTAGCGGCGTTGAGTTTGGTGGCACAACTTTGCCGCCAGATGGAAATGCCCCGTTCCAGCGGTAGTAAAAACCGTTACCACCGTTTGCAGGAGACCAGTATAAAGCCTGCTCTGCTGACGTTAGTGTTGCTCCCGTCTCAAAAGTAAGCGGATCAAGAAACTTAAAGCCGATTGCTAAAACCGCCGCTCTTGCTTCTGCTTCAATTAGAGGTATAGGCTTTATGTTTTTGTTTGTGCGGTTTTTAAAAATAGACTCGCTATTGACAAACCTGTCGGTATCTTTAGTGTTTCGCTGCAGCACATCAAATGCTGATGATGGGACCGGATCATTTAATGGCATATCAAATCCTTGGCATATCTATGTTAACTATTGTGTCTAGCAGAGATCGTCCGCCAAGCTCCAGTGCACCAAGCACCAAATCTTCGCTGCCTAATGACGGCTCATTAAATCGCTGCACTAAAATTTCACCAGAGTAATTTACCACGCGCCCTGATTCGCTGGATAGTTGAGGTATTCCGTTTGGTGTAAAGCTGGCTACCTGCTCTGTTATGCCGTCCTCTGTGGACAGCAATATTTTAAACTGTCCTCCAGTCAGTATTTCATAGTTATTTAGTCTCAACCACGCTCTAAACCCTGCAGCCTCATCTCTTGTTAAGACGAAATTGACACTAAAAAACATTGGCGCATCGTCTGAAACTATTTCAGAGTAATAAGCGCCGGATGCTGGCTGGCTTGTTCCAAACCTTGGGGTTTCATCCCTAGAATAACCAGCTTCAACAGGCCCTCGAATAAATGATGGAAATTCAAGCATCAGTCAGCCTCAAACATAAGTGGGTTGTATTCCGCCAACTCGATTTCGCACTCGCCCATCTCATTTGGTCTACCCCTGCCGATTACTGTAAACGCCGAGGCGTCTAAATCGTCATTTGACGCGATAAAATACCTGCTGCCTAATTGTACAACACCACCAGACAAAAATACACCTGACAGGCCGTACGCTTCAAATCCGAACAAGTTGCCGTCAGATCTTGCTGTTGCTATGACGCTGTTTGATGGATTGCCTTCATCGTCGGTTACATAAACATAATAATCAACTCCGGGCTTAGGCGTGAATCGCTCTGATGTTTTATAAGCGTTGCCATCAATGCCGATAATTTCGCCGCTAAATAGATCAGAGTCGTACATATCAACCCAATCGACGCGATAACCTAAGCGGCATAATAAAGCGTCATTAAGCGCCGTGTCGGTAACTCTGATGTTTTGATAGATTAACCGCCTTACCTCAAGCTCTAATCTGTTCTGCGCTTGTAGCAGGTTTCTACAGCCGCTTAGCTCTATTTCGTATGGCTCGTTGCCCTGGCCGTCAACAAATGAAGTTCCGACAATCCGCTTATGGATTTCTACTTGAGCGTTTTTTACCGGATCGACATACTTGATCGTTACGCCGTCAAAATTGGACGGTTGGCGGAATCGCTGAACATACTGAGCAGATGCAGATTTTAAGTTACGGCGGTTAAACATAAGTTGGCGAACTGGCTTTAATTCTTCGCGGGTAAAAGACCAGTTTAAGCCTTCGTTCCAGTAGCGAACGCGAGCCACATTGCAGATTAATTCAAGCCTGTCTCTTGCGCCTACTGACTTATCGTCAAAAGTCCAGTCAAAATAACCAAGCTGCGCATCTGACAGATTTTCTTTTATGCCAAACAAATCATCAGTGTTGATATTTTCAATAGCTACACCCATCCTTTCATGCAAAAGATAAAAAGCGTAATCTGCAAAGCTTCTTGTCGCCACATAATCAGTGCCGTATGTTTTTGTTTCGTTATCGAAAATACGAAGCTTGCGAGTCACTAAGCAATTTATTTTTTCGCTGCCGCCTCTGTTTATTCTCTGTACGGACCTTCTTTCAACTTTTAAAATTGTCACATTTCCAAAGTTTGGCGCGTAATCCTGCACTGCGCTTATTGCGTCCAGAGTGAGTAAATCTATTGAGTTGTCACCAAGGTAGGAGCTTAGCCTTTCAGCTTTCGCCCTGAATTTCTTCACCGAGCCAAATATATCAGCATTCATTTCAAATGTTTGATATTGAGCCTCTTGTGTGTTGCCAAAAAATGACCCCTCTCTAACAAGGGTTGTGCCTGTCGGCTCTCCATCTTCATCTAAAAGCTCAGCAGTGAATCTAAAATTAACTGAAGCGTCAGTTCCATCGCCCTTTCTAATGCCGGATGGCATTTTTACACTAAACCAAATCCTCTGCGCTGAACCTATAAAATACCATGGCGCTGTTGATGAGTAATCAGTATTAGCTATGTATCCGCTCTGTATACTTCCAGCTTCAGACCAATCGCTGACCACTTCAAAATAATTTTCATCGACCGCTGTCACCACATACGATCCGTTAACCTCAAATGTTCCTGAATCGATAGAGCTTGCTTCTATGTTTATTTCTACATTATTTCCAACAGCTAAAGCTAACTGCTCCATTATCTCGGCACCAACAGTAACCCTGCCAGTCAGTCCTATAACAGATCCTGAGTCAACATAAGCGCTTTTTGTTTGCTGGTCCGGCGAAAGAAGATCAACATCCTGAGTTGACGGGTTTGTGTAGACATTAAGCAGTGTTGATGGGTGTTCATTTGGGCCGAAAAATTCTGCCTTGTATCCGCCTATATCAGAAAATGGTGTATCACCCTCTTTTACGTCATCGGTAGACGCCTCGATATGTCCAATACTAACGCAGAAAACCTCGACAAATACGCGCCTATTGCTTTCATAGTAGTAATACGATCTTTGAGCAAAGTCAGGATAAGCAACAACTTGTCCGGCTATATCAGGTATCGCTTGTCTTGGTCTAAAGCTGTTTGATGCGGTGTTTAATTGGTTGTTGCTTGTTGGATCGCCAGTGTCGATCTGGTCTGGCACTTTAGGTATAAGTGAGGCTACGACAACAGCAGCGGTTACAGCTATGGCTACGATTATCGCGGCGGTGAATGGATCTACACCTGCAGGTCTAACAACTAAAACAACCTGATCCAATAAACCTATTTCAATGTCTAATAGCTCGTTACATTTTTCATGGTCATAATCCCAAGTATTGCAAAGCTCTTTCTGGTTAAGGTAGAAAGCACAGTGCAAATCATTCATGTTGTGCTCGACATTAGCGCACAGCCATTCAAGTAGATTTATCTGCCCATCTATCTTGTGATGTTCTGCCTGCGATATATTTGCCGGATCTCGCTGAATGCTAATTACTGGCATCGGTTGGCCTCATGTAGTATTTAATCCGGTCTTTGTATTTGTCTGTTATTGAGCGCACAGCCTCAACTGCGACTTGGCCTTTACCGTCTTTTCCTGCAGCATGAACTGCGTGTAATCCAGCTTTGTAAATAGACAAGATGCGGCCAACGTGAACCATTGAGCCATTGGATAGATAAATACAAAAGACGCAACCATCAGCAGGTTTGGCAATTTCAGGCCATCCGTATAACGTGGCCGTCTCTGCGCCTATTTCTTCGATTGGCAAGCCTTCGCCATAACCAGCGACTTCTTGCAGCTCTACGCCGTCAATTCTGCGGAATGAGTCGATAACTAATCCCCAACAGTCGAATGCGGTTGGTCCATAAGCGCGATCAACCCAAGGCTTTCCAGCAACTGAATTAATCCAAGTGATATTATCCATTAAAACACCTCGCCCAAGCCCGGGAATCTTTCTATCGTGTAAATCTCGCTTACATTGCGCGATGCTGGATTGTCCAGTTCGGCAAGGATAGATACACCTTCCGCCGTCATTGTCACAGTGGACACGTTCATAACTAAAACAAAAGGGCCATCTGTTGCGCCGTCAATGAATTCTCTGATTATAACCTCAGTCGGATCGAATCTGGCAAACCCAGTTAACAGCTTGAGCTTTTGTTTAATCATCTTTCCAACACGGCCAAGCTGTATCTCTAAACTGGCATTGTCGCTGTTTTGCTCAGGTAGTTGATACCGTATTGAGCCACCTTCATAAGTGACTGACTCTCCAGTATTGCGCGGTGCAGTTGATTCAAGTGTGAAGTTAATTGGGTCTATCCGCCCATCCACATAGCGCAAAACTCCGATAGTTGGATTATAAAACTCTATGGTCTTGTATCTGCGCCTGCGCTCTTTGCTGCTTATGAACTGCGGCCTTGTTGTCATCGTGTCGTGCCTCTTGCGCTGGTTGTACTTGTTATGGCTCTATAGGTCTGGCCTCTATTGCCAATGTCAGCGACTATAATATCAATGATTTCTTTTCTGTTCGGGCCTTGGCTGCGCTTAACGTCAACCTGAGAGCCGTTCATGTTTTGCACGTTAACTTCAACGCTAACATTTGAACCACTTTGAGCCACCATGTCTTTATTGCTGATCACATTACCGCTTGAGCCGGGCAATAGGTATTGTTTGTTGCCTTGCTGCAATATCTCAGGCTTGCCGTTTTCAGTGATAGGGTACATTGCACCAGCTTGCACAGGTCCGCCGTATAAACGTCCGCCGCCATAGCTTTGGCTGTTTATTGTGGCTATCTGAGCGCCAGTAACAGCAGCGACAGTACCAGCAAGCGCAAAGTTAAACGGTGCCGGAACCGTAGCCAATACGTTAGTTATTGCAAGCGCTGCGTTAACTGCAGCCTGAGCAGAGGCAAACAGCTTCCAAGCGTTGAAAGACTTCTTGCCGCCAGCTTCGGCTAGTTGAGCCAAGTTACCAAACAGATCAGCAGTATAACCAAGCGTGTCGCTATTCATCTTCAATCGCTTGGCTTCTTCGTCTTTCTTGATCTTGGTTAGTTGGGCCTCGTATGCCTTCTGTGCCATTACCCCTGTTTGAGTTTTCCTTGCTTCCTCAACAGTTTCAAGTTGATTGTATTTCTGAATAACGGCTAACCTTTCCGCAAGCTCTCTTTCTGCTTTCTGTGCTGGAGTTTCAATGTCGGCTGTAATTCCTTTTTGAACCTGCTCAAACTCGGTAGTGATCTTGTTTCTCTGGTCTTGCTCCGCCTTTAGCTCTTTTAAAAATGACTCCTCAACAGCTTTAGCGTATTCCTTTTGCTCTGCTGTTGCTTTTCTTACTGACTCTTGCTTAAGCTCGTATGCCTCTATAGTGTCGAACAAAGCGTTAATGGTGTCTATGTCTGCCTGTGTTGCTTTATTTTGCTCCGCCGCATACAAAGCTATACCTCTGGCGCTTAACCCAATGGTCTCAGCGTATGTTGTCGTTTGCTTAATTAGAGCAGCAAGAGCTTCAGCTCTTTCTTTTTCTGATTTTTGCTGACCTTGGGTTCCTTCAATGTTTCTTTTTACTATATCTTCATAGGCTTTGAGATCGGACTGATTTCTTTCAATTTGCTGATTAACCCCATCTAAAATAGCCTGCTGCTTTACCAGCTCCTCATTCCACTGAACTATGTCTTTATTTGATGGGTATTTTTGTATTTGCTTAGTTAGGTACTCAACCTGAGCTGCGGTGGATCTAGCCACGTTAGCAAGCGGCTCCATATCCTTGCGTAGCTGAATAATTGCAAATTCAGCCTGCGCCTTTGTTAGTTCATCCATCTTTTCTTTCATTTCATCTATGGATGGATTGAACTTGTCTTTTATCTCTGCTGACGTTTCTTTTAATGATGTAAATAAAACGCCGCCAATTGCAGAGGCTACAGCGATGACAGCGCCAAGCACAGCGCCGCCAGGGCCGAATGCAGACGCAAGCTGTGAGCCTTGTTGTCCCAATATAACGAAGGCGCTTGTTCCAGCTTGAGCTTGAACTGCTATATCCTGTAATTGGAAACCAAGATTACCAGCAACGCCTCTAATCCCTCGCATCGATCCAGCAGCTTGATTAACAGCTTGGGCTGTTTTAGTCATTTCAAGTGTCGCGCGTCTTGTGGCCTCAGTTTTCCTTTCAAATGCCTCTATCTGGTTTAGCGCTGTTATAATGGCTTTTCTATCGGCTACTGTCGCACCTTCCTGCGCAGCTTTGTGCAGGATGATCTGGCGCGTAGTCATTCCAAGTGTGGCGGCTTGGTTTTGAAGCGCCTGAACCATTGCTGCAACGCTTGCTTTGTTTTGCTGTTGCTGCTGATCTATTGCGTCAAGCGCAGCCTGATTTTTTCTAATCTCAGCCTGATTTTTTTCGTAAGCGTCTATTTGTGCCCGAAGGTTTGCAACTATCTGCTGATCTTTTTCAGAAGCCCCAAGCTTGGCGGCTTGGTATTGGGCTAATTCTGTTGCTGACAATCCTAATGTTTCGTTTTGCTCTTTTAGCTTGGCTATGAAACTAGATACACTTGCTCTTTGCTGTTGAAGCTCGGATGACATTTTTTCATATGCAGATATTGCTGTCAGTGCAGATTTTGCCGTCTTGTCAATATCGGCGGCCATTGACTTAGCTGCAGCGCCAGCTTGGTTATATGACTGCTCGTTTTTCTTTGTGGAGTTATCTACTTTTGCAAATTGACCGACAAGCTTATCAATGGATGATGAAACATCGTCATTCATTTTCAGCAGATTGCCAGTCTTTGCGTCAACTTCGTAATATACGCCGCCTAAATTAGTGTCAGCCATGCGTTACCTCTGTTTGGCGGGTTTACTCTTTCCTACTCGCTGCTTTAGCTCTCTTAGCTCATCAGCGGTCATGTAGTGTTTTTCTTTCTTTGGATCGACAGGTGGATATTTACTATCCATTATGCGCTGAAATTCGACCATTGTTAAATTCCATGCGTCAGCGGTACTCATTCCAAAATGAGCCACAGCAGCGCCGACGAACTCAAGCGGATCAAACAAATACTCTTTGCCGTCTTTTTCATTTGCTGCTTTTCGCAATCTTCCTTTGCTTGGTTTGCCGTTTATGCCCCATGAAAGCAGATGGTTTGCCATGATGATAAGATTTTCCACTGGCTCAATGCCGGGCATCCATTCTATCCTGTCATCCGATGTAGATAGCTGGCCGAATATGCGGCTTTCTATCTCGTCACCACCACAGGCATCAAAGACGATGGAGCAAGGCAGTATATCGCTATAGTGAAGATCTAATCCTGCCTGCTGTTTTTGCAGTGCATTAAAGCAATCCCATAGAGTTTCCTTGATTTCTTCCGGCGTGCCGATTTTCTGCATGTTAGCAAAAGACGGGCGAAGAATAACTTCCCGCCCGTCTACGTAAATCGCTGCCTCTCCGATAGCGATATTTGCCATTTATGGAGCCGGAACTACTGTTTTAATTACGGCTTGCTGGCCTGTGTAGTCCATGCTGAAAGTTCCTACATCATCATAGGGCGCTTCAAAGCTGAACGAGGTCAGTATTGCGTAAATTTCTTCAGTCACAGTGCCGCCGTTATCACCTGGGCGGGTTAATTTAATCCAGCCGTAAGGCTGGCCTGATGTTGGGTTATTGATATAATCGCTTGCGTCCTCAATGTTTTCTTCATCTTCCGTCAGCCATACGCCATCCACTGAGCCACTAACAGATAAATAGTTAACCAGCGATTCACGCACGTTGCCTGCAGAACTCCGGCTGGTTGCGTCCACTGTGTCCCACTCGGTTGATTTACTTAAACCGCGAGTACCACCAAGCACGACATACGCTGCCGGTGAAACTGGCTTAGGATAAGCACCATTTACTTTTGCGCGAGTCTCTTTTGCTAAAAGTAACTCGATTGTTACGTCACGACCTATAAAAGCGCCCATGTTATTACCTCTCTTTGTTAAGGCTAACGCCTACCGTTTCGCCCTTACGGGGCTTTCACATCATCCGACTTAACCATGACTTCAAAATAATATTGCATCCGGCCTGAGTCGGTGTAATACGGTCCTGAAACATCAAGAGCTAAGCCAAAATTAATCAGATTACCGCGCTTATAGTTGTTCAGCACGAATCTTAAAACCTTGTCCGCATCAGCGCTAAGCGTTGCTAATGCTGTGTCATTTACTTTAGCTAAAAAGTGAATTTGAAAAGTTGCATTTCTGACGTACTTATCACCAGCACCACCAACGCCTCGGATCACGCAATAGCGCTTTGCTGCGTCCCACGCTTGCTCGTTAAAAACAGATTGAAACGTGTAAGCAGCCATTAGCCCGGATGCTTGTAAGTGCGCTTTAATATCGTCGTACATCATACGTTTCTGTACTCATGCTCGATAATCTTCATTATACCGTCCATTGCATCATCTACGCCTCGGCTTAAGAATTGCGGCGTAGCGTCATTGTTTACTGCCGTCTTAATTCTTGGCGGCTTTCCTTTGCCTTGATCATACACTTTTGTACCGACAGGTCTAGGTTTCCACAATGGCGTATAGGTGTCAGTGCCGTGCAGTGGTAATGCGTAATTGGCAGTAAACCCCACAGTCAAAGTCCACACATCTTCCCTATCCTGAAACACCTGTCTGAAATCAGAGTTTAATAAATTTCCGGTATCAAGCGGCACGTAAAACTTTGCATAACTGATAACTAAGGCACCTATTTCAGTTAAAACCTTTTCATTCTTAGAATTTACCTTGTCGATAAACTTAGCAGTATTGGCTTTGACCTTATTCATACCTTTTAGCGGCATAGTTAACCTGCCATCAAAGTTACGTCACGCTTTCCACGAATTTCAGTGCCAAGCACGACTTTTCTGATCTTGTTAGCCGGGGCTAAGTCAGGCGTACTTGTGTAAGTGCCGAATGCTATCAGATCGCCTATTTTTATCCCTTGGTCGTACATATCGAATCCGGCGATAGGAACAAACTGATTACCGTCTTTATCCGTGGTTAGCTTTCCACCTTCCTGATAAGCACACTTAAAAGGCTCGGCTGCACCATATTGGATTTGTCCGAAGTCGTCAGGTTCACCAGTTGAGCGCCAAACCGTGCAGTTGTCTTTTAAGAATCTGGCTAGTATTTGGCTCATTCGTTGCCACCATTTACCAGTTGCAACACTTGCTCATGCGTTAGCAGAGACACCAGACCACTACCCTGCGTAAACTCAAATTCAATACCTGCCTGTTGTTGTATGTAAGCAACTAAATCAGGTAACGATACAGGCTCAACATTTATAGCTACGTACTCGATATTATTATAAATAAAACCGCCCGGCTCTGGTGCAAGCTCATAAGCTACCGGTTGTGTAAGGTGAGCTTCTTTGCTGATGACTACGTACTTAGGCCCAGATAGCGCTAAATAGGTTTCTAAGCTCATGCTGATACCTCCACCCAGTTAGCGCTGGTAGCATTGCTGATAGTCATATTGTTTCCAGCCGGAACTGACGGCTGAATAGATTGATTACGGTCAGATATAGCCCACAAGGTTCCGTTGATCTTCACATCACGCTGTATACCGCTAAAAAAACGATAGTAGGTATCAATAACTCCGTTCGTCTGAGCGCCAATAGATGTTTTTGCGGTGGGTTCTCTTTGTGAGCCTCTGGTAAATATGTAATCACGTATGACTACGCCATTGAAATAAACTTTTAGATTGTTCCCTATGAGGGTCATTCTGTATTTTGAGTTTGGGCGAAGTCCTTGCACCTCGGTAAGAATATCAGTTACCTGCCCACCGACAACAAGCTGTAAAACCGGCGTTGCTGAAGTAAAAGCAATAAGCCTGAACTCGATAAAACCGGCATTGGTGGATATGTTTTGACTAATTAGTGTATAAAACGTTGCAAAATTAGACGGGCTATAAAACTCGATATCAATATCACCATCAACATTGATAGCCCGATTAGCCAATACCCCACGAATACCAATACCGTCAAAGTTTAGAGCCCACCTTTGACCTAATCTAGTGATATTTCTGCATACACTTTTAACTACTGCTCTTGTCACTGGTCTGATAAGCATTTAAACAATCTCATAGGTGCAAGTGCCTGTAACTAAAATCCTTATAGTTACGTTAAATGTGTCAACGACTACACACTGACCAGCAGTTAAAGTCTGCGCCGTCGCCCACTCGTTTGAGGCTTTAACTTGAATTGCAGCAGAGCCAGTAGATGAAGGAGTCACCGATACCGTGCATGATGTAGTAAGAAAAAATTCTTGCGTTGTTGTGTATACGGAATTTAAGCCGCCGCCCACTGTGTTAGCCATTAGCAACCTCTGCCTATTGAATTAATAAAACGCGATTGTTTGAAAAGCGAAGTTAAGCAGCCGAACATATCAAGCTGCTGCATAACCCGCCCATAAGAAGTTGAAGCTGTGCCTGTGCCGCCTTGAGTTTCTTTGTAAGTAACTGCTGCACCTGTCCGGCTTCTTTCGCTTGTAACTTCGCCTGATGCGCCTGATGACTGGGCAATTAAATGAGCAATGGCGTTTAGCTTTAAAACTGTTTGGGTTTCGCCCGGTACTGAATTTGAATCAAGGCAAGTGTCGGCTTGCGCTACAAAGGTAATGTAGCCAGTAAGAACTGAATCTGGTAAATCAGTCGGAATGAATTCTTTAATCTGCTCGATGGTGATAGTTGCAGCCATTAGGCACCATCCTTAGGCGATTTGCGCTTTGCTTTGTACTCAGTTATTTTTCCGTGAATAATAAAGCCGCGCTCTATAACAAGAAGCAATACAGCAGTGCCAGAAAGAAAGTCCATCATCGGAAAGTTGGACAAAAAAACAAAAGCGCTTGATATTGGGTCGGTCAGCCAGTCAGGAAGCCAATTCTCTAAACGCTCTCTGAGCTGATAAATTGCGCTCGTACTTCCGGCATAGGTAATAAACTTATGCTGAAAGGTCTGCATGTAAGCGCCTGTATCAGCCGTTATCGTCTCGATTAAGTGCTTTACGCTCTCTTTCACGGTTTTCAGCTCTGATTTGTTTGATTCGTTGCCAACGATTATAGATTAACCAGCCTGCAAAACCAAGGGCGAGTAGTTCCGACAAGTTTAAGCCCCTTAGCATTCAGCAGATGATAAATAATGAGAGTGTCCATGCAGTTGATAAGCCAAGGATAGTAGGTGTAAAACCAAGTGACCCTATCCGGCGCTATGATGAAATCTACTGCAGCAAGCCAATTTAAGCACCATACTATAATCAAAACATGACGAATTTCTGATTTTAGCCTGATATTGACTGCGGCGCTCGTGCTATACATCGATGCCGCCAAGAAAAAGTATATAACTGGATCTGAACTGGTGAACTTAAATAGCAGTGCGCCTATCGCGTGAAACGAAACAATCAGTAATGCCTGCCGATTAAAAAGACAAGCCGCAATAAATGCGGCCATCTTGATATTGTCGATCTGTTCAGCGCTTAGCTGGCTTAGGATTACGTTTATTTTCCTGAGCTGGCTTAATCGGCTTTTCAGGTTGTTGAGATTGCGGCACTTGATTTTCCTCTTTGTTAGTGAAATTAAATGCTATCACAAATGCTTTATAAGTCCACGCTCAACGGGCTTTGGTAACCCCATTAAAAAAGCCCCTTGAGGGGCTTCTTCTATTCTACTCGCTCCAAGCAGGCAAGGAACACTTCATTTGGCTTATGGTCATACGTGAGTATATGGCCGATTTCATGCCCTATTCTGCTATTGGTAACGCGATAACGGAACTCAGCGCCAGATTGCTCCGGCTGCTGAGCCAATGGCTCTACAACTTCAGTCTTAGTCTCAGCGCCAGATTGCTCTGGCTGCTGAGCCAATGGCTCTACAACTTCAGTCTTAGTCTCAGCGCCAGATTGCTCTGGCTGCTGAGCCA